ACTCACCGTTTGATGCATCGGCGGTACAATGGCAGCCAGGCACCGCTCCCGGCGGCGTACTCCGGGGCGCCGCGCTGACTTTCCCGTTGACGATCCCGTCAGGCAAGACAAAGTTTTTTATCTGGCACCCGACCCTCGATGCGTTCTACCGCATCACGATTTCGTCCGGGATATATGCATCGGCCGTGGCTTTGGCACTGGAGCTGGAGACGCAGTGGTCCGCAGCGGTCGCACCGGTCGCAACCGGGTTAGAATGGGGCACGTGGACCGATAGCGATGGGAATACGGGGCTCACCTTCGGTCACAACGGCGCCGTGTTCAACGAGGCGGCCATGTTCGGCGTTCACGAGGACGAGGTTGACCAGGATGCGCGTGAGCTGCTTGGCCTGCATGGGCTCGGGCCGGGCGCAACCGGTCCGTCTTACGTCGTCTGCCAGGCGGACTACGCCAGTTCGTACCCCGTCGATGTTGACGCGGAAGATCGCATCCTTCTCGACCGCTGGAGCTACGTGGATTTCATCGTCGAATGGGATGCGACGCTTTTGTTCCACGTCGTCGAGTACGGCCAGGTCGGCGCGGTGTTTAATGCGTTTACGACGGGACCGGACACAAAGTTAGAAACGTACCTGCTCGCCGATTGGTTTGGCGCGGGCGCTACGTGGTCCACGACACCGACACCCTCAGCGGTCGCGCCGTTCTCGGGCGGCGTTGGTCCGCTGGGCACGATAGAGAGTTTCGAATCACCGGCGACCAACTGGCCGGATGAATTGTATGAGGAGTGATCATGGGACAGGCAGACTGGAACGACCTCGGAAGCGCGCTATCAACGGCGAGCCTCGCTCGTGGCGTCACCGGCGGGATTGATCGCCCGTCAGGTGGTGGCGACTTCGTCTACGGGTTCAATTCGCTGGATGGAACCGTCACTGGTGCCGCGGGGAAGTATGTCGACCTGACCGGGTTCACCCCGACGGGCACGCTGCTCACCGCGCCGGATGGCGGCGGAAGTATCCGTGGAGCGGTCAAGAGGGTTGCAAGCCCGAACAACACAGGGTTCAGCCCGTTCCTGTTCTTCGCGGCGCAGGGCGGCCCCCCAAGCGTCAACGATAACGCCTACATGCTCGGTTTGAGCGATGCCGATCCATACAAGATCATGCTCGCCAAAGGGCCGATTGTTTCTGGGCTTGTGGATGACGATTCGAGTTTGTACATCATCGGGGAATCCTCCGCGCAGTACAGCATGGGGGACGGCCTCTGGCATCACCTACGGCTGGACGCCATCGTGGAGCCGAATGGCGACGTGCTGCTGAAGGTGTTTGAGAACGACCTCTCAGCAAACCCAATCGCAAGCGCGGGTGGACCGAGCTGGGTAAACGTGCCCGGCTTCAACGCTGGCGGCTTTGTCGACGACGTCCTCCAGGTGAACACCGGGAGCGCTCCGCTTTGGGGCGGCTACTGCGGGTTCGCGTTTGCCGTGGCGCAAGCGCTGAACCGGCGCGCGGCGTTTGACGGCATCGAAGCCTACAGGATGACCTGATGAGCACGTGGTTCGACAGGCGGCGCGGCGAAACGCAGGGGCGAATCGTTCCCCAAGTGCTGACGGCGACCGAGGGCACGCATGTCTTCGTGCTTGGCTCCGAGCAGGGCGGCGAAGCGGCGGTGCTCCAGGCGAACGACTACACCGAGGTCCACCAAACGCTTGACCTAACCGGGATTGATCTGGCGGGTGCGACGCTGGAAACGCTTGGTGTCGCGATGCAAGCGTTCGAGCACCCTGTCGGCATGGAAGCGGGCGCGAACACCCTCGGCCTCTGGCCCATGGATGAGGACTACATCGGCGCGGCCAACTTGGTTCAGCCGGGTGTCAACTTCCTCGGGAAAGGCAACATCGCGGTGGCGAACGAGGGATACTCGGCTGTGGCGTCGCGCTGTCGCAAGATCCCTGTGGGCTCGACCGACGCGCAGCTTGAGGGCACGAACACGCCAGAGATTCTGCCGGTACCGGGCGCATCGAACACCTACACTCTGTTGTGGTGGATGAATTTTGACGCGGACCAATACCTGTCATCGGACGGCGTGAACCCCGTTATTTTCAAATGCGTCGAGGCCGGACAGAACGGCATCGAAGTCGGCCTGCTCGGCGAAACGGGGGTCGGCCCGCCCCATCGGTGGTGGATCTACGTGCGGCACCTCAACGCGGCGGCTGACCAGACAGTGGTTTTCACCGGCTACCCGATCACCGTATCGGCCGGATGGAAGATGTTCGCTATCGCGTTCGACCGAACCCTGGTCGGGACCGCCCGGCTGAAGCTCTACGTGGACGGGGCCTTCTCGACAAACGTGGCGACGACGCCGGTCAACGCGGTCGGGCACCCGGCAGCCGGCTCGCCGTTTTACATTGCCGACCCGGAGCTGACGGGGTTGATCGACCAGGTAAAATTCGAATCCGTCGCGATGACGCCGGTGGCGATAAGCGATGAATATGACGCCTGCGTTGACCCGCAGGTTGTCAATGATGCAGCATGGAAAATGAGCGTTCGCATCGACGATGTTGTCTACTGCGAGCGCACCATCGTCGCATCTGAGGCCCGACGGTGGCGAGACTTTTACGCGCCGGTTCGGCACTTGAACGGCAACCACAAGGTCGCTTTTCGTCTCCAGATTGAAGAGGTTTAACGATGGCTACATCGACCAGCGTTTTGAGCATCACGTATCCGAGCGAGTTTGAAGATCCGTTCCACGTCTCCCACGCGGCGGGCATGGAGGAGCTGGACGAGTGGCTGCGCATCATCTGGGAAGAGGCGACGCTGATGGTGGTTGGCGGCGGCAAGTTTACGCTCGTCGGCGATACGCTCTCCTGGGACGCCACAATCGAGATCATCAACCCTCGGACGAACAAGCGCATCACGGTCGCTGCGAACAGCATCACGATCCCGGACGGGCACGTAGCCGCGCTGACCGGCGTGACGCGTCCAATGGCAAACCAAGCCCTGTCTGCATGGGACATCGGCGCTGCGGGGCCTCTGTACGACAAGACGAAGCTGACCGTGTTCCGCCGGTCTGGGTCGAACGTTTACATCTGTCGCCCCGGCGTCGGACTTGAGCGCGTGACGGTCGAGGTTTAACGATGGCGATAACGATTGACCAGCTCCTTGCCACCCTTGGCGTCGACGCGTCTGAAGCGCTCGTCGTAGCTGGCCGGTTCGTCATCATCACGCGCGACCCGCAACCGGATGAGATCGATGTTCCCGCCGACAGCACCGTCTATCTCCGGGTCGTCGATCTCGATGGCGCGCCTGCCGTTCCGAGCACGATTGATTTTCGCGTCTACATCGACCAGGGCGCGGGCGAGGTGCAAGCGTTTGATGGCACGAACCCGGTTGCCCCTTGGAATGGCGCGCTTGCGGTCGTCGGCCAATCGACGGTCGCAGACCCGTACTGTTTTAAGGACGTGCGGCTGGACCAGGCCCCAACGCTGTTTGCCAGCGAGCAGGACGTCACCGTTCACGTGGCCTTGGTTATCGGCGCGAGCGGTTGGGGTTATGCGTCGTGGGGGCACTTCCCCTGGGGGCATACTGGCGGCGCTCCGGTCGTCTCGGACGTTTACTACACCTTCACGGCTGCCGACACCATCGCGCCGAATATCCTTCTCGCGGAGGCGGTCGACGCCGAGACTATCCGCGTCACGTTCGACGACTCGATGGCGCTTGGCGGAGCCGGCTCCGGGCTTGCGGATGACGTTGCCGCATGGCAGCCGTCAGGCGATACGGTCGGTATCACCCGCTTGAATGTCGACCCCGATCCAGGCGTGACCCTCTCGGTGACGGCGGTCTCGGTGGTGGCCGGAACGAACGCCACGCAATTCGATCTGACGGTTAACTGGGAGATGACCCCGCTTTGCCTGTATCAGCTCGAGGTGCGCGGCACCGTAACAGACTCCTCGGGCAATCCAATCAGCCTGGCGGTTGCCCAGTTCACCGGCTTCCAGCCGCTCATCCCAGATGGGCGCCGCTTCGACTACTGGCGCATGATGGTGCCGTACAAGAACCGGGTGGAGGACGCCTCTCAGGATCTGCGCAGGTTTGCTAACTGCATCGCCGAGGTGATGCGGCTGCTCTTGTCGGACGTTGATCGGTTTACCGACCAGTTTGACATCGACAAAGCCACCGATGCCCAAGTCGATCTGATGCTGTACGATATGGGCAACCCGTTCGACTGGATCGACCTGGACCTGACCGCCGCGCAACGGCGCAAGCTGCTTCGCGTGCTCGTGGAAATTTACAAGCTGAAAGGCACCGATAGCGGTATCGAGTCGGTTGTCCTGTTCCTGCTCGGTGAGGTCGTCCGGGTCGTCGAAGCCATGGAGGGCGGCTGGGTGCTCGGCGTCGACGAACTCGGCGAGGGCGCTATCGCACAGCTCACAAGCAACAACCCCGAGACGTACAATTTTGCCGCGCTCCCCATGGACCTGGACCTGCTCATCGACGGCACCGCCGTTACGTTCACGTTCGTGTCAGGAGATTTCGTCAATCCGGCCGCGGCTACCGCGCGCGAAGTGGCCGACGCTCTGAGCGGTCGGCGGTTTGTTCCTGCGACCGGCACCTACATCACGCGGCCCGAGGGGTCTCTTACCGGCGGCGCCGCCTATGTGGACATTCCCGGTACAGCCGCCGTCGGAATTGCCGGGGCGGCCGAGCCCTACGCGCTCAACGCGGGCGATACCCTGGAGCTGACCGTCAATGGCAACGCCGAAGTGGTTACGTTCCACGCGGATGATTTCGCTGTGTCTGGGGCAGCAACCGCCGATGAGGTGGCGGCCAGAATCGAGCTCGACGTAGCCGCGCTCGATGGCTATTCCGCCTCGGGTGTCCTGTACTTTGCGACGCGACACACCGGCGCGGATGCCGAAATTATCGCCACGGGCGGCACTTGGCTTGCGGCGTTGTCCATCCTCATTGGCACAACCTGGACCGGCACGGATCTGCCAAAGGTTACGATCTACTCGAGCACGGCGGGCGCGGATGCGTCTATCCAGGCGACGGGCGGCGGCGCGCGCAGCGTGCTCGGGTTCCCGACAACGGTGAGCAGTGGGACTGGAGGGGCCATCCTTGCGCCGTCCGAGAGTTATACTCTGTATTCTTTCGACATCGAGACGAACGGGCTGTTAGAATCGGATGTGATTGCGATCATCCGGCGGATTGCAAACTACATGAAACCGGCGCACACCCATCTGATAAACGTGCGCCCCGCTCCTGGGTTGCCGTGGCCGGAAGGCTGGTTGATCGGAATCGACGAGCTGGACATCAGCACGATGTTGGCGAGCTGAGAAGGGAATAACAAATGGCATCGAAGCGAAATTGGTTCTATAAGCAAATCGTAACTCAGGCACAAATGGACGAGGCGTTCGACTGGATGGAGGACGCCGACCACGATTTTGCTGTCGATCAGAACATGAGCGGGCTTCTCAGGGAGATCGACGGCGGGTCGTCCGAGTGGGACGCGCAGCCGACGACGCCCGCGAGCATGTCCATCGAGATCCAAAATGGTCCGCATCATGCCTACGACAAGCTCGGCCAGCGGATTTATTTTTCCAGTGCCGTCGAGTCCATCGACTGTTCGGTTGACGAGTACGGTGTTTCCACCACCGTGACTGGTGCTGGGAACGAGCGCGTTGTTTCCGTGTTCGCCAGGTTCAAGCGCAACCTGACCGACCCGGAAGTCGACGGCAGCTCAGTACTTGTTTACACCAGGCAATGGGAAGACGCCGAGCTGTTCGTGCGCCAGGGGGCCGAAGCTGGGGCCGGAGCCGCGGTCGCGCCCGCCCTGCTTACTGATGCCTTATTGGTCTGCGACATCACGCTGGCGTTCGGACAGACCAGCATTCAGCTTGTGCATATCGACCAAAGCCGGGCCGAGTGGTTCGGGAGCATCCCCGGCCTCACCGTTTACGGCGACGTCATCGTGTCTAATCTCAAATCCGGCATCGCGGCTCTGTGGAATGCGCTGGACACCGTCGCGGGTGGCGGCGGCCCGTTCTCTTTTACGAGCACGTGGTTTGGCGGGTC